TCCCTTTGTTCTCTTTATGAGAAACAAAATTTTCAACCAGGGCAAGTTTTTGTTAGATTATACGATGACACAAATATTTTACCTCTAAGTTCAGCGCTTAGTGGAATTTTCATAAAATATCCAGCAATAATAAGAAATGAACTTGAGAATTCTATTATAGATATGGAATTAATTTTTAATACAATTATTTTAGAAACATCTAATTATATTGTTTTAGATAAAATAAATTTTGATTATGAATCAAATTCATTCAATAGTCTTTATACAAAAAATACATATTTTAAAAAATATAATAATGATTCAAACATAGAAAATTATTCAAATTTTTGGTATGATGACGAAAGTGAAAACATATTCCTTAATTTTTTAACATTGTTTGAAAAAAATTCGGCTATAAGCAACAAAATAATATATCCGAAAATTTTTGCAGCAGATATTCAAACACTGGAATTTAGCAAAATTTATCCGGAAAATGAAAATATACAAACTTTAAGTTCTTTTGTTATTGATTTAAGTTCGGAAAATTTCAATATTTCATTAAATGACAGAAGTTTAATGAACATTAATCATGAATCTCAAATATTGGGTATAATAGTAAAAAGTTATAACAAAAATGGAATACCTCTATTAAACAATTATAAATTTAAACGATCATTTAATAAAGCTGTTTTAGACAAGTTTTTAACATTTAAACCTTGCGGATTTATTTATGATCGAAATTATAATGATATAATAAAACAACAAACAGTACGTCATATATCTTTGTCTTCAACAATAGTTGCCAATCAAAAAGACTTCAATAGTTTAGTTTTTTCATCCTCTTCTTCAGACTTTTTGAATTATTATTATGTCGCAACTCAACCATTAACAGTAAGCAGCTCATTATCATCAATTATTATATGTGATTCAACCATAACAAATATCTTTTTATTATCAGCAGGTAACAAAAATTTAAACTTAAGAGATGTATACGGAACTTTAGTTTATGATTTTTCTGGTTCGAATGAACATTATTTTACAACAATTAATAACTCGATAACAGCTCAAGATGGCACAAATATCTTTTCAATAACCTATATTGCAAGTGGCCAACACGTCATTTACATAGATCCAAGATGACAAAAGAAATTTACAATTAAATAATTTATATGCAATTCAATAGGATATATAACGAAAAATCATTTGATAGTCGCCATGATATTGCGACATCTTTGACATTTTCTATTTTTAATCCATTAACATCATGTTCAGGTGGAATCACAATTGCATTTTATGAAGATTCATTGTCGTCTCCTTATGGAGGTGGTCCTAACGGATCATTGGGGTATTCTCCATTTACAGGATATGAAGGTTTGAAGGGTGCACATTTAGGAATTGGTTTGGATATTTCTGGTGAATTTTCTAAAAAAGCAGATGGAAGAAACGATGGCGATTATAAAAATAATCCAAATACAATAGCTATTAGAGGTCCGGAATTAAATGATTATCCTCTTTTAACTTATACTGAAAATCTTTCATCGATGTTCAATATTGTATTGGGGCAAAATTATACAAATGAAAATGATGCCATTTATACAACAATTCGTGTTGTGTTAACGGAACATGGTCGTTTGGTCAAGGTTCAAAAAATGGTTGCTCCGGATAATTTTATAACATTGACTCAAACTTATCTGGATAGAAAAAAACAAACTTCATACCGAATAGCTTGTAATTTTGTTTCTCCAGATGACACTACAGTTTTTAAAATTAAAGAATTTAATTGCTATGGGTTTGAACAGAATGTTGATAATATTTTAGATACAACGTTGTCTACTTGTGTGCAATTTATACAAACAAATGTTTTTAGTACAGGTCAAAGTACTAAATTATTTTTGGGTTCGAACAATTTATTTTCTGAAAAAGCCGGAAACAAATCTTTTAATGATTATATTCTAACAACTTCACTTACCACACCATATGATGAACGACAAACTATAAACTACAATTCATCAATTATTGAAAACTTTTTGGATAATTCTGTGGATAGGCTTTTAGTAAAAAATTCTATTAACGGTTCTTTGGATATTTATAGAAACTTAGGAAGAACAGTTGTTCAAGAATATAATATAACTCCTAAAAATATTCCAGGATTTGGAACTTTTGGGAGCATAGATAATGATTATGTATTTTTATCCACACTTTCATCCATAGAAATATATAAAAGAAACAATTATGATTGGAATTATGATTCTTCAATTATAAACCTTTCATCAACGGTTCCAACAAATATAAAATTTAAAAATAATAAAGGTATAATTTCATTTACAGATGGATCTGCTCAAATATTTGAAAATGATGGATTGGGTAACTATAATAGCGTATTGTATCTTTCCGGGATTTCAAATTCTTCCGAAGGATTTGGAAATTCTATAGCAATTGGAGACTATTTTGCTGCAATAAGTGCTCCTTATAAAGGATGTTTATATAGTTCAGATGGTGCAGTTTTTGTTTTTACAAAAAATCAAAATACAAATATATGGGCATATTCTATTCTGCTTTCTGCAGGAGATAATCCAGATGCAAATTTTGGTTCTGCTATTTCTATTAGCGATACGACATTAGCGATTAGTCGTCCCGGAAATACTGTTTCTTTAAATTCAAATGCGGGTTTAATTGATATTTATCAATATTCAGAATCAAGTGAAAAGTTTATATCACAAAAAACATACCCGCCTATATCATTAACTCCAAATGTTCGTTTGGGAAAAAATCTTGATTTAAAAGGAAAAATTTTGGCAGTACGATCAACAAATGGAATCTGTATTTACAATTTAAATTGCGAACCTGCATATATTCCGGCTCCTGTTGTTCCACCTTGTGCAATTCAATTGCTTAGTCCGATACCTATTTCTTATATTAAGAAGATTGATTTAAGCGGTTATGTATTAACAATTCAATGTCCTAAACCTCCAATTGTTCCATTGAGTTCATATTGTGCATTGGTAGAAATCGTGGACAGTAATATACCATTATTCTCAATCAATGGATTGGATATTTTAAGCCCCATGTTGTGTCCATTAACAGGAGTATAATATGAGATATAATACCGGAACAATTTATTTAACAGCAGGAGAAAATTTTGTTAATTACGGCACCATTGATGGATATGTTTATAGGGATCCGATATTTGGATATAATTTTACATATACAAATGTTCTTTGTTCAGGAACTTTCAGATCATTAAGTGCACTACCGCCTCTTTCTGCATTGCCATTGTCTGCATATACAAACACTTCAACGTTTTCTGAATCCAACAATATTGTAATTCATAGATATCAACAAGATGAATTTTTATTCACCACACCTATTCAAATCACATTTTCTTTGTCTGGAGTTGCTCAAACACTATACAAAATACAAAAAATATCTGCTGATATTAATAATCAATATATAGAAAATTATATAAATTTAATAAATCCAAATTCTACTACTTTAAATTCCATTACAGGCATTTATGAAACTGAAGAAGAATTCATCACTTCACATACAGCCACAATAAGCTGTTACAGAGAAAATTTTTATGTGGATGTATTTGTGGTTAATTTAAGCACAACACAACCAAGTATAATTAATCCTATTTTGGATTATAAAATTTTAAATTATCAGTTATTGGATGATAATAGAAATTATTTGTTAACTTTACAAGGTTCGCAACTTTTAGATATTCATTATGGTGTTTTAGGAACCGGGGATTATTTGTTTATTCCTCCTACAATTGCTCGTCCTGAACTTCCTCCTCTTCAATTTGCAATTACAATTGTTCCTGCTTTAACAACAGAGCCAATATATCCAATTATACCTCCATTATCAGCATATTGTGCCCTTATAACAATTGTAAATAATGATTTAATGATAGGAGTTGATGTATTCAATACAACTTATTTGGTTCCAATTAGTTGTGTTGCCCCGATATATTAATAAATAATTTTATGCCTGTTAGAGTTTTTGATAATAACAATTGGTCGAACATGGAAGTTTCCTATGTTCAGGACAAGGATTTAAGCACAATTCAACAAAAAATCTTTAGTGATTCATGCATGAATTTTGCTTTTCCTGAATTTTTTTCAAAAACATATGATCAAAAAAATAACAATTATTCCAATGTTGTTTTAACTTCTTCAATTAAATTTGAAGAATCTTTTCTTATAGAAAATCCAAATCAAAATGGAAATGGTTTTGTAACATATATAAGCAATGGCATAGATACAATAAAAGAAACATCACAGAGATATTGGTCTATTAGTCCTTCATCATCATCATCATCAAATTATTTGGATATAACAACAAATAACTTTTTTACTACAAAAAATCCCAACTATTATTTTGAAATAGATTTTCTTCCAAACAATTTATGTAGAATTTCGCATGAATACTATAATATAAAATATTATTTGAATTTAAACTTTTTAAACAATAATGTTTATCTTCTTTCTGCATCAAATGACATATACAATTCAAACAGTTTATATCAACAGGCATTTGAATACATTTTTGATTCCAATAACAATTGTATTGCATTTTTCTATAGAAAAAACAATAATGTTTATACACTAACACGATCAACATCATCTCTTACTTTTTTGCCTCTTAGCGGAAGTGATATTCAATTTACAGTAGATAATACTTTTAATATTTTACCGATAAGATTTAATTTGATAGATACACTATCTTCTTTTTGGTATTCATATACAAAAGAATTTGATACAAATAATCTTAATGTTGAATGTTCTCAAAGTGAAAATACAAAAAATCAAATTGTTTTTCATTCCGAATTTAACAATATAACTTCGGCTGAAATACCTTACAGTTTCTTGACAGAAAAAAATCCTCTTACACCTAAATCGCAAAATGTTACATTTGCAGAAAATAAGCAAGTAAGAAATTATGTTTCTTTAAATACCGGATCATTTCAAGAAAAAGGAAATTTAAGATTTTCTCAAAATTATTTGAGTAAAATTAGTGAATATGTATTTCCTCCAGGAAAAATAAGCTATTTCCATACTCCTTTGGATATGGGTGAATATGATTTTATAAATATAAACGAATCATTATTGGCCGAATCTGGTGCAGTTTATTCGGATACTCCAGAATTTTCAGATAAAATATGGAAAAAACTTTCAAATTATAAAGACACTTCACATTTTGGAAATCCTCATGGTGAAGTTAATGGATCATGGCTTTGCTCATGGTTAAGTGGGTCTAATGATCCAACAATTAAACCAATATGGTATGACAGATATTTCATTCCAAATAAAACAAGCAGACAAACTGCCTTTTCAGCCAATGATGTTTTTAGTTATGAAAGTTATTATGATTGCATAACAAATCAAAACACAAATCCTACAGAAATATTCGATATAAAAAGTCAAATGACGTTTGAACCGTATTGTCTTTATGCTTATTACAGAATAGGTAAAAATGATATTGATGAATATATAAACAAAAACAACTCCAATCTTTTATTCAGAGGATTGGATCAATATTTGCAAACAAACGGAACTGTATTGGCTCCTGAAAATGGAATTTATAAGTTTTTGGGAAATGAATATGGAATTAATGAAACAATTAATAGCAGAACATTTGATAATTGTTTTTCTTTTTTGTTTACATTAGGAAGTAAAAATTTTGAAATACCATGTGGGCATGAAATTATAGGCAATTATAAAAATACAGGATTGGGAATATATTCTAACCGATCAGTTACACCGTTTATCCGAATAATTAGTGGAAATACTTTATATATTTATAATCATCAATTTGTATTGCTTGATACTCTCACATTTAAAAATCCTTTAATTAATATTGTTCAATTAGAAAGTTTAGATGATTATTTTGTAATGGATAATACTGGGGAATTATTCCAAATAAATTCACAAAATACAATCTTTGATAGTACACAGTATAACCCTTTATCGTCTACAATTTCCCATTTTTCCGATAATACATACACTTTTTTTCTTGTTTCATCCAAAGGCGATTTTGTTTCATATAACCGCACAACCGAAGAATTAGGCTACAATAATTTTTCTAGTTTTTATTCAACAACACCAATGACAAGTGCCCAATCAATCAAGCGAATAGGGAGTGGCATTTATATCATGGATGGTACCGATGCTCAAATTCGCGAAGAGGTTAGAATTTTTTACAAATCAAATGGAGAAATACGTGAATGGAATGTCAGTTCAAACAATATAGAAACTAGATTTTACAATAGCAGTGGAAGCATAACAACTTTTACAATGGACGATAATCATAATTTCTTTATATTCGATAATAATTCTACATGCTATATTCATAATTCTGCTGGATTTGTCATTACAACTTTAACTTTACCTGCATGTGCTCAAAATGTATTTTCTAGTGGTTTTTCATCTTCATATGTTAAAGGAGAAAATATATCAACAATTTATGCGATTTGTTCTTCTACAAATACCATAGCTTCCATAGATGTGAAAACATTTACTGTGGATGAAAATCCTGTTTCATTCAATTATCCCCTTTCAGGATGTTTGTTTTCCCCTATTACAAATAATATCTATAATCACGAAATTTTAGATGTGAATTATCCGAAAAACGTAATTTCTATTCGTATAAATCTTCCCAATATATATCCTTCAGAGTCTTCAGAAGAATTAAACCTTAAATTTGATGCATCACAATTAAAATTCGGTTATCATGAATTTGCATTGATATTGGATTCTATTAAAGGAGAATGCAATTTGCTTGTAAATGGAAAAATTGTGGATTCAAAAACTTTTCAAGAAGGAAAATATACACTAAGTAAAATTATAAGCGAACCTTTAACTTATGGTGCCACACAATATTTTGCCGGAATTAATCTATATGAAAAATTAAAGATCGACAACGCATTTACAATAAAAAATCTAGAAATAAAAGACGTATTTTTCTTTACAAAAGCATTAGATTATTACTCTACAAGATTTTTACAAAAATATTCTAAAAATATCCAACCTTTGATGTTGAATCTTCCTTCAGAAAATAGAAATTATACAGATACTATTGAAAAATTTTTCCGGCAAAGAATTCCATTTCATAAATCTCCTGCAATTGATATTTCAATAAATAATTCAAAAATTATAGATACGAATGCCAAAGCATACATACAACAACAATTAAATAATATTTTATTGGATAATTTCCCTTATTTGAATCAAATCAGAAAAATAGTTTGGAGAGAAAATTTATGATTTCCATAAACACGGCTTTTCAAGATGAAAATCTTATTTTTGATAGAGTAGTAGGAGACTTCATATCTCTTCCATATGGATTTGATAAAATTCAAATTCCTGTAAACGAACTTAGCATTGCAGGTGCGCTCAATATTCGTTTGGATTATTTGTATAAAAATCTTTTATATCTTTACTCTCGAACAAAAATTTTAACAAATCAAATTCCTTATTCATACACATCTTGGCTAGGTATTGTTTCCGGGTCAGGAAAAATTACATGGAATTCCACTTCCGTTCCAAATACAAGTGCAAGAAGATTTCAAGAAATTGGATTGAGTGGAATGGATAACATTCAGGATTTTGTAGTTTCACCAACATCAGATAATCAAAATATTGTTTTGATTGCGTCTCAAGGTCAAACTATATTTTTTACAAAATTTGATAAACAATATTCATCTTTCAATATTATTCTTTCAAGCATTTATGTGGATGAAAAAACACAATTAAAGAATGGAAACGTCACTGATTTAATTCTTAACGGAAATGATCTTTATATGATAGATGCAGTTAACAATCAAATTCTTTTATATGACGTTGAAGGTTTCATTGGAGGGGAAAATGTAAAATTCAATAAACGTTATTTGAAAAAAATTATTGGCGGTCAAGGTGGTCGATATGATAATAGCGAATTTAACAATCCTTATGCAGCCGATATTTACCTCTCCACCCTTGTTGTCATGGATAGCGGAAACTCTTGCTTAAAGTTTTTTGATGAGGAATTAAATTGGAGATATTCTTTAATATTAAAGAAATTATTTTCGTTATATACAATTGTAGATATTAAACTTCATAAAAATCAATTCACAGGAATAACTGAAATATTTTTATTATCAAAAGAAAATAAAATCATAATAGTAAACATAGCAGATTCGTCATATAGCGTTATTGATTTTTCCGAGGAAACAACAACCAATGAATATGCAATAAAATATTTGTTTAGTAAAGATAACACAAATATTTTTTATATTCTTACAAATAAATCACTTTATAAGAAATATTTTTCTAGACCAACAACTAAAATAGGTAAATTCAATTTATCAAAAGATAATATACAAAACTATAATTTGCAGGCATTAGATTTGTATTTGGACGGTGATCGAGACAGTATTTTTATGTTTTCAAAAACAACAATAGGCAACAACCTATCTGCTGGAGAATTTTTCAGATTTCTTGAGCCAAATACAACCAATAATATGCTTTATTCATATGATTTTGATATATTTTCCACAGATCAATTTGATATAAAAAATGATGAATATTCTCAAAGTTTCACATTCAATAAAAGCATAAGCAAACTGATAAACAATCACTATATTCTTTTAAATCAGTCACGACAACGATTTAAATTTGATCTGGATCCTTATTTGCCACTTTCTGCGGTGGATATTCAAATGACAAATCAGGATATTTATGAAAGTTATAAATTTATAAAAAATATCTACATCGATGAAAGTGTTTTGTCTAATTCTTCATTAAAATTTAATTGCAATAATTTTATAGGAAATAATGAAAATTATCAAAGTGACACCATTAATCGATGCTTATATCAATTATATTTGCAACAATTGGCAATTCTAGATGTCATTCAAGGAGATACCCCCTTACCCATACCTTTGTTTAAAAATGAATGCAATATTATTACAATTAAAAGTGGTGAAGATATGCAAGGAGTAGGAGATGGGGCATTTATAATCAGTATAATATGCAATTAATTTATAAATAAATATATGGCTGGCAATTATCCTTTTCATGGAAAGCTTCATCGTTCCACTCACCACACCAATCCCACACCGGGAATATTGGAAAGTGGTACTGATCCTGTTGCCGGACCGTCATCAAAATTTCAAGGAATATTCTATACACAGGATCAAGGAAATAGTCAGAATTGGTATGATAGTTATGTAACTTTGCAGGCAAATAGTGGTTATTGGGTTAGTGTTTATACAAGTGTTTATCAAAATAGCGGTTCGTGGGATACAGTATATACAACAGTTCGTTTGCTGAGTGATGCTTGGGAAGAAAGCATTTATATCACACCATTACAGGCTGCTAGTGCCAGTTGGGATAGCGTATATGCAACAGTTTCTTTAGCAAGTGCCGGATGGAATAGTAACTATACCACAACCACGATTAACAGTGCTTTTTGGTCAAATGCATATACCAATCTGGTAAACAATAGTGCAAATTATTTGTCGGGAGGGGCAGCAAATTTAATCGCTTTCAATCCTATAACAACCACAACATATTTTTCAGGCAGATTAACACCTTTAACTTTATCTGCCCCCACAGTTCAAGAAGCTCTTAGTGCATTAAATGACAGAATCAATTCAATTTATTTGCTTTTGCAAGGATTAACCGCCAACCAATCCACCATTTTGGTTGGCATTACTGGATCATCATAATATTATGAGTTTAAGTTGCACAATAACACAAAACGTCAGTACATTTTATAGTACTAATTTAAACAGTCGTATTCAAGCATTCAATGATCTTGGTGTTCGAATAAGCAGACAATTAGGTGCACCTCTTGTTAATGTTGAAATACATCAGGATCAACTTTATGAAAACATTGCAATTGCTGTGGAAATGTTCAGCAAATTTGCCGGTTATACCGATGAATATCTTGTTTTTGATAGCAATCTTTATGAAGACGGAAAAGGTGTTCGTTTAGATACATTGTTCAGTTTAACTCCAGATTTTAATTTCCGTTACGATATTCGTAATACCAGCATCAATAGCATGTATAATATAGGTAGCATGGTAATTGGCGATCCAACAAATCCTTTGGCGTTTCAAGTATCTGAAGCAGATCCAAAAGGGAATCTCCCCGACCAATTGTCTATTATGAATAGTTATGATTATTTGATTCAAACATACAGGAAGGTTATTGATTTGAGATATTTTGAGGAAGGTTCATCTGATGGAGTAAACACTCTTTTTACAATTGAACAAACATTGGCCCAACAAACTTATTTCAGTTATTCAATGGGAAATTATGGTTTTGATCTTATCAGTTGGTATATTTTGAAAGATTGGTTAAAAAATCGTGATAAGCTATTGAGCATACCTCGTTCTGTAAAATTTGATGAACGTACACAGTATCTTCAGATGTTTCCGCCACCCCGTACACCTGGATCTGGATCTAGATTTTATGGTATCATTAATTGTTATGTGGAACGTCCTGTTCAACAACTAATCCAAGAACAATGGGTTCAACAGTATTCATTGGCTCTTACAAAAATAGCCATTGGTCATGTTCGTGGAAAGTATACAGCTGTAAATCTTTTCGGAGGTGGACAGTTGAATT